CACGTAGCGTTATTGTACCAGTGCCAGTTGTCAATGACGATTCTTTGACACGATTGGCAAGTGTTAATGGCATTGGCTTGTATCCTATGGTGAATTCTTACAACAAAAAAGGGGAGGAGGAGTAAAATACCCCCACTCCCCTGAAACTCACAGAGTTAATTTCTCAGAAACTTCCAAGAACAACTCTACGATTGTCAAGAACACCAAAGCCAACCTCTGCGAATCCGTATAGACCGGAACGCTGCTGACGATGAAGTGCAGGATCTTCAAAGATTGTAACTTCCTGCTTGACAGGCATAACGAATGAATCGTTAGCGGCTAGGTCAAGACCAACAACAAGTTCAACGTCTGAAGATGGGCCTAGAGTACCACTTAGGCTGTTTGAGTAGTAAGTTTGATACTCTTGACCTTCGCCAAGTTCATCAATCGCGTGGAGGTTAACACCAAATACGCGAGAAACAGAACCGGCGGCGTCATTAGCGACATAAATCTCTCTACGAGATGTTTCGTCAAGCTGATCAATACCCCAGTTACGCATATCTTCAACACCTTCTGGTGAAAGATATAGGTCTGTAAGTTGACCACGCTTGATAGAAGCACTGTTACCGCCAGCATTACGACGCATAACAACCTTCAATAGAGAAACAAGACGCTTGGTGAATTGACCAGCAGCAGCATCAGCATCGTAAACAAGAATGTTACGGTCAACGCCAGCGGCTAGAATGGTGTGCCATGCATCGTCATTCATCTTCTTGACGAAACCAGCTTCGAGGACTTGGGTTGCACGAGCAACAACGTCCCAACGAGCTTCACGAGCATAACGAAGAAGCCAATCAATAGAGTTGGCAATTGTGTAAGTCGGAACCATGACGTAATCGCCTTCGACGGTACGTTCAGGCACGCGACCATGAGCAGGTGCAACGTAAGCCACAAAATCGGCTTCTTCACCCGGAGAAATTAGATCAAGTGGGAACTCTGTAGAGCTACCAGCAGGCATCGCAATTCTCTCATAAATATTGCTGGCAATATCGCCAACCATAATTCCTTCACGAAGAGGTAGCTCAATAGCCTTGGCTAATTCAGCCATAGCATTGCCAGCCTCTACGCGGTCAGTACTAGCTGTACGCTGAAGCAATTCAATGAATTCAGCATCTGGTTTGGTTAAAAATGACATATGTTTTTCTCCTAACTTTTAATTCATTCAGGGAAGATTGACAGAAACTTTGGCATAACCATCCGCATCCTTTGTCGAAAGGAAACGGCCAATAGCAACAGCGGTGCCATCCTGAGTACCAGCAATCTTGCCGCTATCTGCGACATATGCCGTCTGACCAGCAGTTGGAGTGCCAGAAATTTGGTCAGTAACAACAAAGCCTTTGGTTAGGATAGTAACCTTTCCACCCTGCTGAACTTCGTCTTGATGCCAGTTAAGATGCTGACGAGTTTGGTCAATATTAACAACATCATTAAGAAGAATACCTAGAGGGGTTGCTCCAGATGCTTCCGCAGCGACAGTTGCAACGGCAGAAGAACTGTCCATTGCAGAGCCAGAACCTTGAGTGCTGATAGAAACAACAGCACCACGACTGGCAGTTTCGTTCATGAAGTATGTTACTTCGGTATCTAATTCGTGACGATCACCTTTAAGAGCCATATTTATTACTCCTAGTCATTTAAGATTTTTAGTAGAATTTAAAACTGATCCGCGAATCCATGAAGCTGCGGCAGCGATTGCCACATGCTTATTTTCTTCAAAAGATTCTGGATTTGCCAAAGTTGCTTCCGCAACTTCAGATACATCTTCTAGAATAGAAGCATCAGCTTCTTCTTCATCTTCTTCTTCTTCATCTTCGTCTGCGGCTTCAACAAGTGGCTCTGGAGCAGGCTCTGGAGCAGGCTCTGGAGCAGGCGTAGGGCTATTGTGAATTAAAGCAACAACCGACTGGAACATTTCATCTGTAGCTTCTGCAAAGTCTTCAAGAACTTTTGCAGCAGCTTCTTCAGTTGCACCAGCTTCGACCAAAGACGCCATACGCTTCATGCCTTTCATTTCTTTCATCATGCCAGCGTATTTCTCTTTCATACCTTTTAATTCTTCTTCTTTCTTTTCCATGTCTTGCTTCAAGGCTTCAGCTTCTTTTTCCATCTTTTCCTTGTCGCCATGCATGGTCGCAACAGAATCTTGCAATTCTTTGACCTTGGCTTCAAGAGACGCGATTAGCTGATCCTTTTCAGCAATGATGGACTCATTAGCAGCAGTAATCTCTGCCAATGCATCTTCATGCGTTTTTTCGATCTCAGATTTTTGAGCATCAAATCCGGCTTTAACGGATTCTAATTCAGCCTGCAAATCTTCAATCTGCTTGGTATTATCACTCATATTATGATTCTCCATAGCAGTTAAAAAATTGTTAAAACTTATATTAGCCTTTGTATTAAAGGGATTAACTCCTTTACTAAAGATAACACTTCTCGGATTTGCAGGCTTGGCGACTAACCCTTTACCCGAAAAGTAGAAACCCTTCAAAAGCCTTCCCACTTTATAGCCTTGGTATTCTCCAGTTCCACCATAGGCTCTTAGATGCTTTGTCAAGAAAGAAGACTCTTCTGTTCTTGCCAAAACTCTATTTTCACTGTCCGGACCAACAATAGCATAATCAAAATCACTAAAGATACATTCCATTGAAACAGACCATTTTCCTTCGTCTATTTCACTGGTCAATTCTTCAATTCTTTCTCTCATCTGCATGTCGGACCAAGTTTTATAAATAACAGCACTGGTTATAATATCAATTTTTTCCGGCAACTCACCAGTGTCTGATTGTTTTACGGGATTACCATCATGGTCTACAACCATAGATGCTGTAATATGTCCTATGATGTCCGTATCATCATGCATGTAGTTAAATTGTTTGTTAACTGGAGTATCTCTAGCTTCCCACAATTCATCTACACCAAAAACATCATCGTTTTTATTCCATCCCGCCGATACCAAAACAGAATTTAGATAATAAAGATCTTTCTGCTTGAATTCTTTATTTTCTTGAATAAAACTTTTTGCGGACTTTAGAGACTGTGCTACAATCTGGTCATAAATATTGATTGTATACAATGAAGTAGATTCTGGAGATAATATATCACACTCAAATGCGATGGAGTTACCTCCATCGATCATAGCTTGAGCTAAGTTATCATTCATTTCATGTAAGTATATTTTCATATTCTACCTTTCTACAGAAAGAATACGCCACAAAAAATAAATTAAGTTTGTTTTTCGTCAAAAAAATTCAACGAATAGCTTACATTATTAATTTGACGTAGTTCATCAATAGATGGCGTTTTGTTAGTATTCTTTACCCATTCGGAATAAATTTCATTTTTGGCGTTCTCTTGGCTAGCAGTTAATTGAGGATTTTTCTCTAAAATAAATGCTATTTTCTCTGAATTAATTTCTTCATGTGGCTCAAGGCTGGATAAGATAGTAAACTTAATATCCTCTATTTCTAATAGCTCAGCCTTGCTTAACTCTCTTAAATTTTTCTTTTTGTAATGAGCTAATAGAGCGGGATTGACAATATTAGCGATTTGCTTTTGTGCCTCATTAGCCCATATCATAACAGTAGCCTGTCCCGGAGTTGTTTTTGGCAATACTCTTTTCTGCTTACGAGGCTCAGTATCTTTAGAGAATGGAGGCCGTCCGTTTTCTTTAACCTCTTTCTGCTGTTCCTGTGGAACCTGTGGTCCTTGAGGAGCAGGATTTTTAGGAGGCTCTACTTCTTTTGGCTTAGGAGTAAGATCAGTAACATCATCAATTCCAATCTCGCCTTTTTGCAAAGCAATCTTTTTGTACTCAGAATCAAGATTGGCATTATGATAAGGACCGGCTTTTGGAGGCATAGCTTTTCTGTCTCGCTTCTTACGCTCGCCTTGAATACGTTTTTCTTCTATTGAGTTATCTTCGCCCAAACGCTCTCTAACAGTTTCGACAGAAATAATATCTTCCTCTACTAACTTAATGAGTAAGTTCTTTTCAGCAACTTCATCAGATAAAAGCATTTGTTCAAAATGAATAGTGGCTGGCTGTGTGAAACCCATAGACTTCTGCACGTATTCTATTTCTTTTTGCCAAAACTGTGCAAGAAGATCTCTACCATATTCTAATCTCTCAATTAGTGTTTTAAGAGATATAAAGTTATTTGTAAATCCGCCACTCTGTCCAGCTAGTCCAGTTAGTGTTGGAGGAATACCAAGTCCAGCATAAATACTATTAAGAACTGGCTGATATTTCTCTGAGCCAAGAAACTTATAGATTTGAGTGTTACTTTCCTTGAAATCAATTTCTGGACCCCAAACAAGGTCCATAGTACCACCACCAACATTACTTGCTAAAATATTACGGAGCTTATCAATAGCACTTCTATTTGGTAGAATCTTATGGTCAAGATTACCTAAACGCCATAAACGAATATTAGAAATAGCACCGTCAAGTGCGGACATATCTGCGAGCTTCATTTTCTCAAGCATGATAATGTCATCAATGATCGGATTAACCATTGGATTGGCCCATAGCTCCCAATCATCTTTCTTATAGTGAAAGATCTCTAAGTATTCGCTATCTAGTTCAATATAAGGACTCTTATCTATTACTGCTTTCTTTAATGCTGGAGGTAATCCATCTATGTAAGTAGAGTTTTTTTCAAAAGACTTTCTTAACGAATTAGAAATCTTCATTTTATATTTTGGGGTTCCGCTAAAATTCGCAGCATAGCCACCTTCTATATCTATCTGCATAGGATTAAGGAAGTC